GTTTTTGTCTCATCTGAGTCATCTCTGCCTCTTCCCACATGAGTTCGGTCTGACGCATATCACCCATGAGTTCAATGAACTCTGCTTCGGTGAGTTCGCCAGCCTCACGGGACTCGACCATATCAATGAAGACTTCTGCAAGACGGGACGCTTCCCAATCCTCTTCTTCGGCGGCCGCAATCGATTTCAGTTCGTCTAGTTCTGTGCTCATTTGAATCTCCCCATGATGGTATCAGCGACAACGTAAGATTGTTCGGTCAGCACCTTCTGCTTAAGTCTGCAATAAGTAGGACTGATAGTTTCTTTTTCTATCAGACCGTCGATGGTTCCATCCATCTGTTGAAGGAGACTTTCGATGTCCTTTGTGCCTTTAAGTTGAGTGTAGTGTAACACCCATGAGTGTTTTTTGTCGATGTCTTCTATCACATGACGCAGTAGAACTGGATTCAGTGTACAGTCCATCGTGACGATGGCGTTGTAGAGATCGGTGACTCCTGCTGCTTCATTGTCATCCCAACGAGAAGGAATGAGAGAACATCCAGTAATCAGCATCCCCACAGAGATAGCTGTTAGTATAACACGAAATTTCATACTTGTCAAGACCTTTTTTAAAATGCGACCTTCCAACTTACACCGATAGAATCGTTGTGATAGATCACTGCAGTTCTTGATATGATTCCACCCAGTATAAATCCTGTGGTGTCGTCCGGTTCGAACTTACCTATCGCCCAGTACATCCCTCCGGAGATCAACATATTGATCGCTATGGACTTGTCCCTATGTGGGTTAGTCCCGTAGAGAGGATTCTTTTCGACGTACCCGTTACGCAGACCAACTCTGGTCTGTCTATGATCTATATATGCAACCGTGTTATACGCAAGAAACAGCCTCTTCTCATTGGCTGTCCAGTCGTTAAAATGTCGAAACTCTGCGTGTGCGGGTATACTAATCAGCGAGAGGATTATCAAGAAATGCTTGAATCTTGTCATTGAGTCTGGTCTCCAATGATTCCAACTTCCTGTCGGTATCCGTCTGTAGTGCCTCACGCTTGGTATCAAAACGTTCATCTGCACGGTCAATCATGTCCTCAATGTCTTTTTCCAGATCACGTGCCTGATCTTCGATCCGGTCAACGTTACCTTCCATTCGATTGAAGTCATCTCTCAAGTCATTCTTGATACTACGAGAGTAGTCGATGGCCTGATTCAACTGGACGATCATCTCATCCATCTTGATTTCGATTTGTTTGTTGCGGTTCTCAATCTCTGTGGTGTCGATATTCTGGATGATCTCCTTCATATCCATGTAGTCCTTGTAGAACTCAAATCCACCCCATGCAGCACCGCCTAGTGTAGAGAGTGCGGTTAGGACGGCGAACATTTTGCCACCCTTGAATGTCATCCCTCCAAATTCAAACTCTGCCATGGTCTTACCTTGTTATTATTGATATTGTCCCACCGATGATGAAAGCACTTACAATCATAGCAACTACGACTGCAGCAACGTCCATCCAGAATGCTTTGGACTCTGCTTTCCTTCTTATCTCGGCCTGTCTGTATCTACGAATTCTTTTGCGTTCTTCCATCATGTCTTCGTAGAACGCCTGTTGCCCACTGTAGATCAAGTACTCTCTGAGTTCCTTCTCCATGAAGGCAATCTTGTGTTTCGCAGCAGTAATCTCTAGTGCCTGTGCCTCGACACTGTTTCCGGCGAATAGTTTTCCAACCATAGATGTTGATTGGTTCTTGATGTTCGCCTCACTTACTGCGTCCATCGAATCGAAAAACTTTCCAAACGCACCTATCATATCGTGCGCTTCTCTACCTGTTTCTACCGCTCCTTTTATTGCGTTGTAAGCGGCACCAGCGACCTGTACCGCAACTGCTAATTCCACCATTATTATTATTCTCTTGGGTAGTGGGTTTAGCTATATTTAGTCTTGTTCGAACTGCAAACTCCTAAGATTTACGATTTCTTGTTTTAATTTCTGGACTTCAAGTCTCTTGATTTCCAGTTCCAGTTTGTATAGATCGTTACAGTTCAACCGTTCTTTTGGTGCACCGATAGGAACCGTAATCTTTGCGTAGACACCAACGTCCCGCACAAAGTCGTTATTGAATGATGGCCCGAAGGATGCGTTCTCAGGATATCCTGTCGCAACCCGATACTGATCCCAAGGATCGTTCTGGTTCAGGATACCGACTACACCAAACTCTACGTTCGTGGACGATCCGATAGCCATAGAACACTCGACGTTATCGGATGATCGTATTCTGTCAGATTGAAAACTCATGGGACTCTGAGGTAGGGCGAGATTCAACGAACTAGATTGACCATACGCCGCACCACACCATAATCCCACAACGAAATAAACTGTAAATAATAATAAACGTGTCATTTTATTTTAGAACATATCCTCGAAGCGACTAGGGATGCAGTCCCTTCTCCCTTCAATAATTTAGACTTTGAACAGATGTAGACTACCCTACTCCTGTCCTGTTCACGGATGTATATATCTATACTCTTCCTATCCAAATATTTCACTTGGACTATTCTTTCGGTTGCCGCAAAGGGCACCGAATTCATATCTGCGTCAAATACTCCCAACTCATAGTACTGCACATCTTGTCTACTATTGAACAACTCCATCCGCACTCTAAGAACATTCGGAACGTAAGATACTTCTAGTTTCGGATAGGTGGGTGTCCATTCGTGGGCCGTTGCCGACCCACTCATGAGGAACAATAGTAATGTCATAACGAAGCGCATAATTCACCTTATAGTGCAATGCACTCCGCAGTAACTACTGAACGGTATTGTCCGGCAGGGAATGCCTTGTCATAACCGTACTCTGCAGTTGATGCAACTTTGAACCAAGTACTTCCCGCAACGGTCAAATCGATCTCCGTCACGTTATTGTACAGACGCTTGTCTGTGTCGTATGCCGCCATAGTTGCGTCAGATACCTCTGCAACCGTAACTTCACCGACCCAGTTAACTACGTCAGCTAGTGCAGGACTCTCAGTGAACTGATCAGGGATTGTGATCAGTGCCTTGTAGTAGTCCGCCTGAATAACATCGTAACGCACGATAGGCGGTACACCACCGTTACTTATGTTGGTAGTAAGTTTATTCGGAGTGGGGTTACCGTAAACACCTTGGGTGTCTGTAGTAACAACACACTTCGACTCGACTGTTCCCACGATGGGAACTTCTGCTGCAACCGCAGACGTAAACGCCAGACCGAGCGCTGCAGCGACTACTTTCTTTGAAAACATTAGTATGCTCCTTTAGTTTTTGTTATTTCTCATACTGTAGGTTCACTAACTCTTGATGTAGGAGTTGTTGCGAAACACTCTGTCTCCTTGCCTGTCTATTGTCAGGAAGGTTGGAGTCTTCGATAACAACCGTTTCTTCATACGTTGTGTCCGGTAAAGCATCGTAGTAATTTACCGGAACATAATTCTGTGCCATCATCTCTGTGTGTTTCTGCAGAGACTCTACTGCTAACAGAGAAGAGTTGACCGCACCCAAGATTGCCTCTAGTCTGCGATCCTCTTTCTTATCCTTTGAGGACATCCTTCGACGTTGACGTTCCTCTTCGTCCTCTTCTATTTCGTCCATCCTTGCCTTCTTCTTCAGTTCATTCTGGACGAACTCATCCTCCATAGGATCGTATGCCTCAACATCCGGTAATGCAACCGGAGGAATGTAGCCGGGACATGTAGGGTCACTCACATTCTGAAAACAAGTGTCATACGAGTAGTTGTACAACACCGTGGCGTCAGTGACCTTACCCTCTCCTTCTACTTCAATCGACCCGTCACCCCAGAACTGTAGGGGAATGTTGTTGACGGGTACGAGTTTGTTGATCGTATTCCCCGGCAGTCCAGACCAGTCATCGGTCTCACGAAAGATGTAACCACCATTGATTGCATCCTCGTTCTGGACATGCACCAACATGTCATCCTCAGTCTGTTTGACTGTCGTGTATCTGTAGACCACACCATTGACCGTCAGTCCCGCCTGTTGAGGCAGGATGTTAGTCATCACCCAATTCAATCCTTGGGATGCGGCGTTCGGTGAGGTCTCGTAAACTTCCTCAGAGTAAGAGTAGGAAGAGCAGACTAGCAACGCCAGCACCGCCCAGAAGTGTTTGTGTACTCTCATCCATACCCTCCTTCTCTTCTTTAACGCCCGGCTGTTCCGATTCGTTCACTTCCCAAGCGACTTTCGCTTCGGGGCCGATCAAACCGTCATACGGACATGGTGTTCCCGCATTCATCATTGCGTCAAAAACTCGTCGATCTTGACACATAACTGATACTGCAGCAACTTTCATGCCCATATCAAATAACGTCTTAGCGTTCTTCAATCGTTCACAGTTCTCATCCGTCACCTGAGTACCTGTTGAGATACCCAAGATTTGAGTCTGGATCGCACCCGCAACACCGAACGTACATAAGTCGGAGTTAGATGTATTGATCGTTGGAGAGATAGCAGACGCAGGGGGAGACTTCAACTCTGTTGTTGTCCTACCCGTAGTCGTAACCGTACTCTCAGTAATAATTGGTTCCGGTGCAGTACCTTCTGTTGTGGTCTGTGCCTGAACCCCCAGTGATGCTGTAATCAAAGCAAGCATCCAAAACTTGATAACGTAACGCATAAAAAAATACCCATAAAGTTGTCTATACTTCATGGGTATTTATACTTATTTAACTGTCAATTAATTGACAGTCATAAAAATTTGGTATTAAACACGTGTGCGAGTATTTTTGCGAATTCTGCGTGAGTCTGTTCGCCTGGATGTCCATAAGGTTTTACATCATGCATATCCAAAGCCATGGTATACATGTCTCTGTGCATTCCGAACCCAATACGTGAGGTGGGTTCTAAGAGAGAAACCATTTTACTGACTTTCTGTTGATAGTCTTCGTAACCTTCCCTTGCATCTTTACTTAAAACATCCATAAGGTTATCTTTCATTCTGTGGTGAAAAAATCCCTGAATCAAACGAATACCTTTTGCCTTGCATAGTGTTTGAATCGATACCATATGACTTAGGTGTTGGATTATTGAAGTGCGAACATCATACATTTTGTTACAATAAGTGTTGACTGCACCCCAAGTGTTTTCACCTAAGTTAGTAACTCTTTCGGGAGACCACTGTGTTATGTTGTCAAAGGACTTAACGTTAGCTTTACCATTAACTTTAAAGGAAGACTCTACGTGTTCTTGTCTCTGCCACGCAGACCAAAGAATAACCATGTGTGTGGGTTGTTCATTTTCTGGATCGGAGAGATATGCAATGGTGTCACGGAATATCTTGTCATTTCCATTTCCACAACTAGCAATAATTCTGTAAGGCAGTCTCATTCTTCGACCAAGATGATGGGTAAAGGTTAGCTCGTAATGAGTCGGAGGATCATCATTGTATCCTTGTAACTCATCTCCCCAAACGAAACTGCACCCGTTTGTTAATAAAAGTCCTTCATTCATTGCCATTTCTTTTCTCTATCTCTACAAATCTATCATACAGAATGTCGGCAAATACCTCTTGAGTTCTCTCACAAGGATGATGAAAAGGTAGTAAATCGCATCCCTCCGTATTTAATGCAACGGATGTCATATCTAGTTTATTTCCTAATCCAAGTTTACACTCATCTCTCAGATATCCCAGATAGAATCTGATCGTACTTCTTAATTCTTTTTCGTCCTTGGTTCTCTTTGAAGTCAGGACAGACTTGATGTTATCCCACATGCCGGGATGTATGACACCCATAACAAGAGGTATGCCTTTGGCATCACACAAGTCTTGCATGATGCACATGTAGTTCAGGTGATGCACTATAGGAGTCGGAAAACTATAACAGTGTTCGTAGAAGTTCTTCAACGCACTGCCGAATTGTAGTTCGGTAGTTTCCTTTCCATCACCCCAGTGTCTAAGTTGGTATGCGAGTTTACCAGAGTGGTGATCGGGAATAATCTGATTGAACCCGTTCTCTTTCTGTATGTGTATGATCTTATCTGATCGTGGATCATGAGGAGAGACCAATTCCATTCTTCCCCATGAAGACCAAATGATGACTATGTGAGATACTTCTCGGCTAGTCTGTTGAAGAAAGGTGGTGGTTCTTCTAAAGATTTTTTGATTGGAAGAACCGTTGGCCGCTAGGTTCACGTAACCTTCAGACGGTGCAAGTTTTTGCGCTAGATGGTGTGTGAAGGTTAGTCTATGATGAGAAGGGGGCACCATAGTGCCGTCAGGGAAAAAGCCTGATCTCGACCCCCTTAGTTCATCTCCGTATGTAAAACTACAACCATTAGTTAGAAGTATCGCCATGTATTCTGTCGTGTTCGAACAGCATCAAAAATCCGTAATGAATGATCTTCATTATGTCCTTTCGATGATCTTCGGGGGTTCCTTTTTTGCCGTAACGTCCATTGTATTTATCAACGTTACCAGAGAAGAAACCCATACCATGACCACGATCAATGATCACTTCGGACGATTGGAGACCGCCCTGCCCGTAGTGTGCACCATAGGTGGAGTTGATATAGTTTCGAAACTCTTCAATCAACTCGCCCTCACGGAACTTATAGTCAGGGGTAGGTTCTTGGATGTGTACCACAAAGGGATGTGTACCACTAGTCACATCTCCCAGAGACAGAGAAATGCTCTCCTCCGGAAACCCAATATCATTACAGGTGTCATACTCAACATGACCCTTACCATGAATTTCTTCTAGGTGCATTCGATTCATCTCATCCCACTGTTCGGGGGTGATATCGTCAATGCTGCCTGTCTTAACCTTTGCCATCGTAATACCTCACTCTACCTTCATCAAAATCTTCATATCCATATTCCAACGCACCCTTGAGTGCAAACCAATCCCTATATCTAGAATTCTCCAGACAGAATGCCATTCTATCAGTTACTACGGTATCTGTCAAGCCCAAAGTGTTCAGAAGTTTGTGTTGTTCTTCTGTGGGTTCTTCGAAGACCACAAGGTAACTTCTACCGTACTTACGCAACAAGAAGAAATCATCGTGACCAAGGAACTCTTCAACTCGTTTCTGGAATGGGTGTACGTGCATCGATCCCGCATATGCGTACTCTCCGTTCTCCAACTTTTTCAACTTGAAGGATAGAGGGTACAGAACACCATCCTCATAACCACGGACAAACATCGTTTGTCTCTGAGCACTATAGACACACTCGTAGTAATTATCTACGATTACTCCAATCGCATCCTTGACATACTCTCCGATTATTGGTTTCATAAAAAGAGTCAGTGACTTGGATCGTGTCTCTCCGTAATATAACACTAGTTTGATTCCGGTTTTGTCCACCAAGTCGTGCAATTCCGGAGTTGGACTTCCGAATGGCATAATAAACTGAACGTTCGATCCGTCGAAGTTTTCTTTGTCCAGACCTTCTAGACTGGCTGCTAGAGTCTCTTGGTTCTTTACCCAAACAACCTTACGTTCCGGTCTCTGGTATATCCTCTGCAGTGCGGAAACCATTTGGGGTTTCCACATGAGGAGTCTGTCCCACCAGTTAACAAAGTAGTTTTCCTTACAACCCATCAAGGTAGGAATGACCGAAAGGATAAAAGACATGTTGTGTACGGCATTGAAAGTCAACAGACCTAGACCACCGTGATATCTGTGTATCTTAAACTCACGGTGAGCCAGTCTCCAACACTCTCTGTGGGTGTAGTACTGAAACTCTATCCCATCCTCATGTTGACCATCCGCATGGGTAATCCAAAAAGGATCGTCGGGCATCACTTCCGGTGGTTTGTACTCCATAGGTTCATTGTAGTTTTCAATGTCAACCGCATCTACCTGAAGCATCTCACACTGCACGTTGTCTTCGAAGAAGTCCTGTTGAACATTATCCAACATTCGAACCGCAATGCTATCCCAGAGTCCAAGTGCAGGTCTACACACGGTGCCGGGGTAATCGATCTTAGCGTCTCTGTTCCAAGCCAGACTACACGCCATGACTTGACACCCAAGTTCTGCGAGTGCGAAAAGCATTGCGGTAGTGTTTACGTTGTTCTTTATAAGACCAATGCCTACCAGATCACCCTTACGCAGACCATACTCGTTAGCAAAGTAAGACTTCCAGTTGTCGATTAGTTTCCAGTACCGTTCTTTGTTATAGGGTTTGGGATCACCCAACATCTCGTGCATGACATTCTGTAGATGAAGTTCTTCCCTATTTTGGATGACGTACCTATCAATAATCACTCTCAATTTCCTCAATCAACATATCACGTAATTGTCTCGCCTTCTCATCACGAGGATCGTCCTTTCCGTAACCACAGAATTTATACGCAAGGGTAATGCGTTCACCACCCGCATATGCAGAGTGCCAACACAGGTTCTCAGGTTCTTCCTTCGGGCCGAAGTAGTAGTGTCTACACTGCCATCCCGGCACGTCCTGAATGGTGATCATTTCGTCCTTCTCTTTATCATAATAAGAGAAGTAACCATCACCCGTAGACCAAGTAAACAATACCTGATAGGCAGACGCATCCCAGTTGGTATGCCATCCCACAAACCCGCCTGGCGGATAGTAGGACAACAGTGCAGACGTGTGTGCACCAATCTCAGAGGCAAAGTCAAACTTCACCAACTGCATGTATGCGCCCCACTTATCAGGGTCTTCACGTACCATCTTTGCGATAGGTTGTGCGAAGTGTCGATCCGGAGGCCCGACAGGTTCCTTTGCGTTCAGAGAAATATTGCGAAGGTAGTGTTCACTGGTGTAGTACCTACCACGCCATCTATCTTCGGGGTCACTGTATACATGATACTTCGGATCGTCGTAACCTTCTACCGCAAACATCTGATCCTTGAACTTATTCAAGGTAGCGAGGAAGTCTTTATTCCGTATCTTTACTTCCATCTGCCTTCCTAAACGACCACTGGCCAGTGATGTGGTTCTGTTCCCAAACGATAGTGTCACCGACCTTAAGATCAAGTGCATCCATCATCTCATCGGAGAACTCTAGGCATTGATACCCATCACTGTCCTCAATTACGTTACACGTATAGATCATCAAAACACCTCAACAACACTCGGAAAGTGTTGACCGATAATTTTCCAACACTGATCTGCCACACGCATGTGTTCTTTCTGTGTGCCGTTCGCACGTCGAAGTTCGCAGTAGTGAATCCAAGAACGCAGTGAACCAGACATGTACAGTGTCGTTTCGGTGTTACCTTCTGGTAGTACTGCACGAGCCTGTTCCTTTGCGATACCATTATCTAGTGCCCACTTATAGACCCGTTCCGCCGTATTGATCACCTCACGTTGTTTCATGTTCCAGTTCTCGTAAAGACGTTCAGCACTAGTAGAAGTCGTACCCTCACCACCAGTCGCTTCCGGAACCTCAATGGAGATTGAGTTCTGTCGGTTCTTGGGGTCTTGAAGACGTGCCTCTCGCAGACCAAATCGTTCACTCACAGCATACCGTTGACTGAACTCCTGAAAGGAGAACGAACGGTGACGAATAATCTGACGGGAGATATCACGTGTCGTGGTAATCTCCATAGTCAGGTGCACCATCTCAAACGGTGACCAGTGCGATTCACGAATCAGGTATCGAAGCAGTCGGGGTGCAGTCTCCGTGTTGTTTTGATTCGAAGGATTACTCACACGAGCCGCATATGCGACCAGTTCTTCCGCAGTGTTGCAACCAGTAATTGCGCTGGGTTGGGATAGTGCGATTAGATTAACACTACTCATTTTCTAGTTCCTTTTCCTTCTCTGGTTTAAAAAATCCATTTTTCTTAAAATAGACGATTGCGTTTTCGACACCTACTTCAAGACCTTTGTTGTATCCTTGATACCTACCGACAAGGTAGATGGGTATGAGGAAGGACAATGCCCACCACATATGTTCCCAAGATGTCATATCTTGAAGTTCCTAAATTTATTTTCCATGTTGACCCTCTCACCTGCGGTTGATTTGTCGAACGCAGGCCCATCATCTACTTCCGGTTCTTCCATAGATGACTGATCACAATCGAACAATCGCATCTTAGAACGATCCACACCAACCACAAAACGTTGATTGTATGTCGGATCATTATACCTGTTCTTCAACTGTTTGACAAGGATTTTACCTTGGGTATTGAGTTCCGGATTCGATATGAGTGCGAACATGAAGTCAGCGGTTGCGGGTAGTCCAAAAGATTCGGACGTATCTTCCAACCCCACATCGTCATTAGAGTAACCAGAACGAGTCGTCTGTGTTGCAGACACAATCGGCACGTCGAATTCGACGGCAAGTCCACGTAACTCCTCAGCAATCGACTTGATGTATGTATACGAGTTAATAGCACCACCCATCCCCTTCATACGAGAAGAAGCACAGATGTTCAGATAGTCAATGAAGATCAGATCAGGAACAAAGTTCTTCTTCAGTTTTAGTTCATTCAACAGGGCACGGAAGTGCGAGGCATTCGCCTGTCCTGTCGGGTATTCTTTGATGATCAACTTACCCTGAGTCTTACGTGCGAGGTCACCGACCCGATCTTTGAACATGTCTTTAGAGAGGTTCTCTAGTTGATCTATCGGGACGTTGAGTAGATTCGCATCGATCCGCTCCGCAATGCGCTCTTCAGCCATCTCCATAGTAACGTAAAGGACATTCTTTCCTTGAGATAGGGCAGCTCCAGCACAATGACACATGAAAAGACTCTTACCCACACCCGTACCCGCCAGTGCGATGTTGAGGGTTTTATTAGGTAATCCACCCTTAGTGATTGAGTTAAAGTATTCCAGATCGAACGGAATACGTTCTTCTTTCTCGTGGTAGAAGTCATATCGTGCGTCCACATTCTCTAGATAATCGTGACCGATGTTCGTGTCGAATGTTACCGCTAGTGCCTTACTCAACACGTCAGGGATAGAACCTTTGGATAGAGTCTTGTGTTTGTTCTCAATGATCTGAATAGATTCCATGACAGCATTAAACACTGCACGGTCTTGACACCAAGACTCAGTTCGATCAACCAACCAGTCTAGGTTGGTCTCTTCTTTCGTAAACAAGTTAGGTAGGATTTCCATTGCATGACGATATTGTTCGTCCGTAAGACGGTCACCCTCATCGATCTCAATCTTGAAGGCTTCCATCGAAGGAAGTTTATTGTACTTCGCAATGAATTTGGTGAACTCTCTGAATAGGGATCGATAGACCCCTTCAAAGTAATCAGGCTGGATAAATGCCGCAACTTTGCGAGTGAACGCATCGTTGGTCATTAGGTTTTTCAGTACGGTCTGTTCTAAGTTGATTTCCACTAAGCTCTCTCTTGTGCAACCAACCACCCCTCCGCATGTGCTTTCTCCAGAATATCCTCAAGGATATCTGCAGCATGTTCCTGAAGGGCGATGGTCTCAGTTGTTACATCAGGATCAGGAGTGTATATTACCATAAAATTGAACGTGAGGCAATCTTTTTTTCCATCAAATGCAACATTACCATAACGAATGACGGTCTCGACAAACTCACCACGCAGGATGCGGACATCCCACGCTTGGTCATTAGGTGAGTCTTCGACGGGGACTAACTTATAGTCAACCCCCTCAGAGACTTTATCTAGGTTAATCTTCCGCATTGTCCACAATAGCCTCCATCTCTACTTGAACAGGTAGACCGATCTTGTATTGCTTCTCAAGGAAATCTGCAAAGTCGGTGAACTCAAAGATCGGAGTCCAGAACTCTTCTTCTAGGGTTTGGGCCTGTCGAACTTTTGGATCGACCAGTTCTCCAGTCGTTGTATCAACCCTGCAGTACCAACCATTAGAAGGCTTAGCAACATAACCACCAGCAAGAGCAGCGTCCAACAGACCGCTAAAACGCTGTACCCCACCTTCCCAAGACACACTAATAGGAATCTTTGACTTCTCTTTAACATAACGGGACTTCTCCACATTGATTACAAAGTGGTAACCCTTGATCTCAGTACCAACCTTGTCCTGCTGGCGGCCGAGAATCCAGATGTTGTCTGCAGAGTAGTAGATACCTGTACCACCACCCACGATATCTTTGGGGAACAAACCGATTTCTTTATAGGTATGGTTCACCGCCAACATGGGGATGTTCTTCATTGCGAGGTAAGGTGTCGCCATACGGAACAGACCCTTGAGTGCTTTCGCACGGGACATGTCCGCAACAGACTTCTCGTTCATTGCGTCTTCCAATTCTTTCTTGGACGCAAGGTTACCGATTGAGTCGATCACCACAATCACATCGTCATCACGATCCAACTCTTCCAGTTGGTTGATTAGATCGAACTTGAGTTCTTCTACGTTTGTGATAGGAGTATGAAGAACCCTAGAAGTATCAATTCCAAACTGTTGGAAATAAGACTGGGGGGAACCGAACTCACTATCATAGAATAGTAATACCGCATCTTTCTTTGCCTCCAGATATGCACCCGCCATCAACAGGGCGAATGAAGTCTTGAAGTGTTTCGATGGCCCCGCAAGGACTGTAAGTCCCGGCGTAACACCACCGTTGATAGAACCGGATAGTGCCACGTTCACCATAGGAACGTTTGTTGGCACCATGTCCTTTTCTGTGAAGAACTTACTCTCCGACAACACCTCCGTTGTCTTGATCTTGCTGTTCTTCCGCAGTTTGTCCATTACGCTCATTGTCATCTCCAAATGTAATATTGTTTGCTTTCTCACGTTCGTCTAACTCGTATGCAGAACGGTAACGGTTGTTGATCTCCGTAACCTTCTCCAACAAATCAAACGAAATAATTTCACCTTTACGTGGCCCGTCCGGAATCTTGAATTCAGAAAACTTCAGGAAAGCAGTAGTGTCCTTGGGTAGACACGCACCACCAAACCCACGCTTGCGATCATAACCCGGCACACGAGTATGTCCGATACCCACACGGTCATCTTGACCCATGGCACGGGAGACAATATTATAACTGCAACCGAACGAGTTGACAAGATCAAATAGTTGGTTGAAGAAAGTAACCTTGGTTGCAAGGAAACTGTTGATACCATACTTCACAAAGGACGCCTCTGCAGCCGACATACGGTGATACATGTCAGACTTACACAGACTGAAGATATCATAAATCTGAGTTAGTTCTGCGGTTGCCTTATCAGCACCACCAAGTACATGGAACTCCGCATTCACGAACTGTTCTTCTGCAGACTTCTCCGTGAGGAACTCAGGGTTGTACACGAAACGTTCAACGCCATCTTCAAACATAGAGTTATACAGACGATCAATGATATCCGGTGTGATTGTTGATTTGACAACAACCAACGCTTCGGTGTGCTCAATCAGTTTAAGTACGGCATCCTCAACGATGGACGCATCCACAAAACCTGTCTCAGGGTTCATAGGAGTGGGCGCACAGATAAACACACACATGGGATCGAACTCAACCATGTCATCGATATTAGTATCATACTTCGGATCGGCGACATGTAAATCTACCAGAGGGTGTGTGAACGCATACTCTACAGCACGTCCAACAAACCCATGACCAACAATACCCAAACGGAAGGGATTCTCCGGACTGATCGGTTTCTGTTTGTCTGCAGTTGTCTGACCGGAGGCTGCATTCAACCCCGCTTGATTATATTGATCGAAATCATCAGCCATTAGTTACTTCTCCTATCTTAGTCATATACGTGGAATACCAATCGTAAAAACGTTCCACACCTTCATCTATAGAAACTTTAGGACTATACCCTAGTGCTTGCAGTTTCTCTGTATTACTCCAAGTTTCCTGAGTATCGGCAGGATGTTTGGGACACATGTTCATTTGTGCAGTCTTACCAGTCTGCTTCTCAATGGCCTTGATGAAGTCCATAAGTTGAACCTGTTCGCCCCTACCTATGTTGAAGATTTCCCCGTCAGGAATCTGTTCATACTTCTCCAACACGAGTTCAATGCCATCAAGGATGTCATCGATATAGGTAAAGTCTCGTTTCATATCCCCATAATTATACACGTCAATGGGTTCTCCGTCAAGGATTTTTTTCGTGAACTGGAACAAAGCCATGTCAGGTCTACCCCAAGGCCCATATACGGTAAAAAAACGTAGACCCACATTTCGCAGACCCGATGTCTTGAACTGACATTCGTTCACATACTTGGTATATGCATAGGCATTCAATTGATGCGCCTGAACAAAATCTTCTTTCCACCCATTTTCAGAAATAGGAGTTCCACCGTACACAGAACTAGTAGATGCATAAATGATCTTAGGTTGTTCTCTCTTGGGAAGACTGTATTTGCAGTAGTTGATAATTTCTTGAGTTCCATCGATGTTATTTGAATGGTAGTCTGCTTCTTTACCGAAAGAATCCCTAACACCAGCATGAGCAGCTAGATGAATGATGTAGTCAAAGTGCGGTAATCGACCATCGGCACAAAAGTCTTCTGAGATTGATTTGGGAACTTCCTTGTGAGCACTATTAAAAGTACCATCATACCCACCAGATGATCGAATATCTTTTACTTCTACATTGTCGCCGATTTTAAAGTAGTTAACCCTAAACTCTTTCATTCGCCGTTTGTAAAGGTGATTGTTTAGGTTATCAATACCAAAAACCCAATGTCCCTTATCAATCAAACGTCTCATCAATTGAGAACCAATGAATCCCGCAGCGCCTGTAATTAAAATTCTTTGTGGTGACATTATCCGTTCCTGTAAATATATTCTAGTGCCCTGTCCGCTTCTGTGATCAGGGGTCTGTTCTGATACCAGTTACCTGTTGAAGTGTCGAACTGTTTACACATGTCCGCAATCTGATTTGCTGTGATAGGATATCCACTCTCAACTGCACGTCCCGCTACCGCAACCATAATCTGATACATCTTGTGATACCAACCCGTACCCGTGATTTGTATATATTCAGCCGCTAACGACTTGGGCCAGAAGGGACAGTCTGCATAGGATGTCCACGTGTAGTTGGTGTTCTGCAACTGTCCCTTACGGTGTTCAATGACCGCCTTCTGTAGTTCGGGAGGTAGACGATCCATGAAGGAGTTGCCCGTCTTCTGAACAAAGGGATGAGTAGCAATCAGTTCGGAAACGTTTATAGGATTGCCGCCCCGATGATCAAAGATGAAATTATGATCGCACGGATACTGCGCCGGAACGTAGTACATTCTCGCAAGGTCTTTAGTCTGTGGGTCACCGATCTCACCAAGGGATGTGTTAAGGGCAAACCAGAACTGTTTGATTCTGGCATTGTCAACTTGCTCGTCTGTTCTAAATACGAGACGGAATTTAGGTGTAGTGCGATTACTAGAAGCAGTGCTGTAACAAACAAAATCATACCGATTAAAGCGATCAATCAAAAACTCCCGTAGAGTATCGGCAGGAAATGAATGATCATCCACATCAACAGCACACCAAGAACCCCAATATAGAGTAGATCGATTACTACGTGTCGAACCGTCTTCGAAAACAGCAGGAGTAATAAGAGGACTACTGTTATTTCCACCCTTCTCACCTTTCACTTCAGAGATTTTATATAGCCAGTTGACAAACGAATCCCACGACTCAAACGACAGACGCCGGTGAGTCTTGTTGTCAAACTGATTCTTGAACATAGTTAATTCATACATGGGGTGTATCATATCATACACTTAGTGTAAGAGTCAAGCAAAGAAATCATCTAGTGTTGCCTTGGGTTCCGCAGTCCACCCGACTGCATCCAGAATGGGTGTAAGTGGGTCTAGGAATGTCTTGTCGAACATCATGTCGTAGTTCACGTAGTCGTGAAGTCCCAACTCAGGTGGGAGGTTCAGGGGATACGCAATCACGTTCTCTCCCAGACGGTTGGGCTGTCGCAGATAGACGAACTTGATCTTCTCACCGTTCTGTACCAGTTGGTACTTCTTCTCTAGTGAGTTCTTCTTGATCGCATCATTGTACAGGATCGCACCACGCACGTGGATCGGACAACCTTTCTTGTAGACGGTCTGTCGGTCTGTCCACTTGGTGATCTCCGACACACCACGAGGGAAAGACACGTCCTCAGGCGGGAGGTTACTGAACTCAGTCCGGAAGTTACGGATGAACGATTGGGTGTCCGACTCCGTACCCTCAACGATGACACGGAAGATGTCCTTGAACTTGTCACGCACCACCTGTGGAGTCGATGACTTGATCGCCTCGATACCCATCATCTTGAGTTTAGGGGTGGCGTACTGGACACCCTCGTTGTTGTGCACGTTGAGGATGTAACGTTTCTTCGCCATCCAGATACCACGGTCTGCGATTACCTCACGACCCATCTCCATGCGGTTGGTGTAAGAACAAGTGACCCGTGCGAGGTCATCATACGCTTTGGTCAGTACGGGTTCGAAGTGTTCCGAACAAATCTTGTCAAGGAACTTTACAGGATTCTTGGGAGAAAAATGATCAACGAGAGACCCCATCCTAATATAAACAGAATCGGTGTCAATTGCAACAACGTAGTCCTCATCTGTCTTGAGAAGATTTTGCATTTCATTGTTTACGGCCCTCTCCGCCCACTTGATTGCGAGTTGTCCCGCAAGGGTGATCGACTCTGCGACACGTTGGTCAAAGTATCGGAACCACCGATTACCCAACGCACCGTAGAGTGAGTTCATTAGAATCTTGATCGCCATCTGTTGGTTGTTCAGTGAGGTGATCTTGTTGTCCAGTTCCTTGGTGTTACCGGACTGTTGTTCTTGTTGCAAGCGCAACATCTCGTTCTTGATGACTCGACGTTCGTCGTAGTACTGTCGAATCACACTGGGGATCACACCCTCTCGTTCGTGGGAGAATTTGATTCCGGTAGGTGCAACAGAGAAACCAATACTATCTACATCGACAGTACCATCCAAGTACCCGTCAACACTTACATCGTTGTAGAACCCGTCTAGGACGGTCTCAGGGGACATATTGTACT